TGTCCCTCATGCCATGTCTCATGCAGGTCGCTTGGGACGAGTTCGGCAATGGCGCTGTGCCGTGGCTATGCAACCTCTTGCGTTATAGCGTAATTACGCCACTGGACAGCACACCGAAGGGGCTCCCTCGCCCTACTACCACCACTCTTACCCAACTGTCAGCTACCCGCACAGCGCAAGCGCCGAGCACACACAAGTCATGACCAAGTTTTACGCGGAACTGGTGGGCCGGGCCAGGCGCTCAATCCTCGAACGTTCCCTCAGCACAGTGACATCATGGGGCCGGTGGATCTATGAGAGCGCTTACGCCAACTTGGTTGAGGCTGGCCCAACCTTCATCAGCCGCCGACTCCTGGCCGAGATTGACCATGAGAAGCGGCCTCTGCGCCGCATGTACGCTGAGCGTATCGCTGATCTCACTCAACCGGAGCCATGCATTCGCAAGGTCGAGCTAAAGGTTAAGGACGAGGTCGCCAAGGTCGGGAAACACCCGCGCATTTTCACAAACTACGGCGCCGGTTGCATGGCCGAGAACGAGTTACCTGAGTACATTAAAGTCTGCCTCGACGAGCCGTTCTTCTGGACCGAGGGTGGCATAACGATGCGAGTGGACGTCATGGCGAAACCTCGCCCCAACCGGTTGGACGAAATGTTCACCACGGCGCTCGAAGCCATGACCCGGGATAATCACATCCATGTCATGGTATATAGTGACGACTCGGTCTATACTGGGTGCATCGATGGCACGCCATTCGCCTTCAACGGCGACGTGTCTTCGAACGATTCGTCACAGCATGCACCTGCATTCGGGGTTGTGGCCCTCATGATGGCCCAGTTCACGCGTGATGGGGCCACCGCCCTCATCAGGCAATGCGGGCTTCCCTTTACGTGGGAGGACCCTGACGACCGCTCCAACAGCGGTTCCATCGCCTACGCTGGGCTGTTCCAGGGCTCTGGCACCGTTCTGACCACGATCTTAAACCACCCGACAAGCTGCGCCATAGCGCGCACTTTTCTACACGTGATGGCGAAGTCGAGGAACGTGGCAGCAGTTGACCTGGAGTACAAAGCCGCCGCTGGCATGATGGGTTATGAGGTCACATGCGACCTCTGTGGGCCCATAGGCGCGCCCGTGCCGGAGAAAATCCAGTTTCTCAAGCGCAGTCCCATGCGCACCACTGATGGTGAGTGGGTACCTTCCATTAACTATGGTTGCCTGTTTCGCAGCTTTGGCTACGTTGATGGAGACCTCACCACGAAGCAAGTCCGCATGACACCCGCGGAGTTCGCCAACGCCACGGACTCCGAGCTTGCAAACAGAATGTTCGGGGGTGTCGTCGCGGGGTGGAAGAACGAGCCAGCCACTCCATGGCTCGAAGCCCTGCGCAGCCGTTTCTCGGATGGAACCCTTGTGAGTGCCGTTAAATCGGCTATCATCCAAGAGACGGCGTCGGATCGGTCACACCACGTGATCGATTGCGACAGCCTTTGCACGCGATATGATATATCACTCACCGAGTTGCATGAGTTCACTGAGCGACTCATCCGATTACAGGTGGGGCAGGACGTGGTGTGCGAGGCATCAACGGCCATTTATAGAGTGGATTATGGCCTTTGAATAAGAGCTGGTGCTCTTTCCTCCAAAACACGGAGGTTTCGTGAGATTGGGTTCGATTCCCCTGATACCGTATCAGAC